GTTCGATGATCCCCATATCAGCCCATCCCCCAAGCCCGACCCGTCCGCCGAGCAAGGATGCCTCAGAAATCGCATGCTGTGGCTGCCAGTGGGGTGGAACGGGGTCGGCCGCTACCCTGGTAGCCGAAAAGGTCTCAGGCCACTCAGCGGGCTTCCTAGCCGATTTATGAGCCATATGGGCAAAAGCGGGAATACGATCTGCGAGGCTTGCCACGGCACCGGGTATCTGGCGGATGCCAAACCGCCCCAGCCGTGCCCAGCTTGCGGCGGGGTCGGGTTCGGTTACTGCTCGCCCGGGCGGACGAGAGCTGCGCGCTGCGAGGGCTATGTCGCGGACACTAATGCTGCGGTGCAAGGTGACGATTTGCACGGTCGGGAACACATTGCTTCACCGGATTGCTGGTGCGGTCCGACACCAGATCCGGTAGTGCCGGATGTGTTTATTCACCGGGATTGCGGAAGGTGACACAGGCTGATGCGCGACGGTGAAACGGAGGCCATGCTCGCCAAGCTCGATGCCATTATCGCGCTACTAAAGGAACTGTGCGCGCTCGTGCGCGCGAGGGAGCGAGCGTGCCAGTGAGTTTGCAAAGCACCGGCGGGCGCAATGGCTCGCAGAAGGTCTTCACTGAAGAACTGTTTGAAGAGATTTGCGACAGGCTTGCGACCGGAGAGAGTTTGCGGGGTATTTGCCGCGATCCGAATATGCCGGATGAGAAGGCAGTAAGGAAGTGGTTGACGAAAGACGCCGCTCACCTCGGTCCGCAATATGCGCTCGCGCGCGAGATGGGTTTTGATAGTATAGCCGAAGAAGTTATCGAGATATCAGACACGCCTTGTCTTGGTCCGGACGGCTACGTCGATAACGGTGCGGTTCAGCGAGCGCGTTTAATGGCTGACAGCCGGCGCTGGTTCTTGTCAAAAGCTATGCCTCGCAAGTACGGCGACAAAGTTACTCAAGAACTAGTCGGCAACCCGGACGCGCCGATCGTGACGAGGATCGAGTTGGTGCCGGTCGCACCGATCACGCGCCGTCTGACTAAGCCGGAAACTGAGTAACCGCTTCGTCTCGCTTGGGTATACCCCAGACATACGAGACGGTGAGACACAATCTGCGTCTCATCAGGGTCGAAACGATGGTTAAGAGACGCAGCGAGGCGCGGGTCTAGATCCTAACGAGACATCTCGTCTCTCGCTTCATGTGGGTCGCGCTGTCGCCGTCTGGTCTGGTTAGGAGCCTACCTCCCGGACAATCAGCAGCCAGCGCGGCCTACCTGGACCTAGGCCCCCGGGGCCACCCCCGAAGACGATGGTTCCATCCGGTCGGCTGACGGCCCCACACCGCCCCCATGTCAGCCGCACCCTCCCGAATATTTTTTTGAGGCCCGGCATGAGATCGCTACAACCCTTGCGTGTTTTAGCGCCCGCCGCGCTCGTTTTAATCTTCTCGTCTATATATATGTGCGCGCGCGCCCAGGTTCCTTTTCTGGCGGGGGGTGCGACGGTGAGCCTGGCGGCGACCGGGACGACCTCGCGGGTGCAGGTACAGACCGGGCCGAATTCGAAGGCGATGCGTCTTTATAATAGTGGCACGGTGGCGGTGTTCATCGTCTGCGGCGACGTCACGGCCACAGCAACGGTGGCGTCTCTGCCGATCGCGCCTGGGACGGTGGAGGTGCTGGGCTGTGCGCAGCAGTACGTGGCGGGCATCACCGCGGGCACGGCGGCGACGCTTTATATAACGCCGGGCGACGGTCTGTGAGGGCGGCCACCGCCCTGGCGGCGCTGCTGCTGGCGGCATCGCCGGCGGTGGCGCGGATGCACGCCGGGCCGAGCCAGCTGCACGCGGGGCACCGGCTGCAGGGGGCGATTGCGCCGTTGGATGGCGGCGGGGCTTTTGCGAGTCCGGCGGCGGCGTACAGCCTGCGCAAGCTGAAGAGTGCCTACGCTGGCCCGGGCATCAAATTGCGGCGGGCCAGCGACAACGCGACCCAGGATATTAACTTTCTCGGGTTTACCGGCTTTACCGGGGCGCCCCTGGATGTGGCGGCTGCGGCAACCTTCTGCAATGCCACTACCTGCTTCGGCGATACCTGGTACGACCAGTCGGGCACCGCCCGGCACATGGTGCAGGCGACGGCGGCGAATCAGTATCAGTATGTGGCGAACTGCGGCACGGGGCTGCCGTGTTTGCGGGCGACGGCGGTGACCCAGGGCATGGCGAGTGCCGGCACATTGACGCCGGCCACGGGGGTCGTGAGTTTCAGCGCGGTGGCCAATCGTTCTGTTGGCTTGGGGTATTGCACCTGGCTGCGCGAGAACACGGTAGCCAACCGGTTCAGCGGTGACGCGGTGGCTGGCCAGTGGCGGCTGGACGGCGGCACGAGCGGGTCGATTCTCGCGGCGGCGGCGGATAATGCGTGGCACAGTGCGCAGGCCGTGATGAACGGTGCTGGCAGCAGCATCATGGTGGACGGCACGACAACCACTGGGACGGTTACGGGGAACACGGTTGCGGGGTTTGTCCAGATTACGGGCGATACGGCGTCGACCTGCGGTCTGGCCGAGAGCGTGGTTTGGGACAATTACGCGCTGTCGCTGGCGGAGCGGCAGGCCCTGACGAACAACCAGCGCGCGTTCTGGGGTTTTTGATGCGGCGGGCAGTCCTGATGGCCGGGTTGCTGCTGCTGGCGGCGCCGGCAGCGGCCGATATGTACCCCGACGCCTCGAATGCGACGCCGAACGCGATGCGTAATCTGGGCGGGCCGTTCGTCGTCGAGCCGGGTGGCGCGATCCAGGCCGCGCTCGATGCGGCGGCAGCCAATGGCGGCGGCGAGGTTTACGTCCAGAAGGGCGGCTACACGATTACCTCGCCCCTGCGTGTGTCGTCGAACACCGCGATCCGGTGCGAGCGCGGAACAACGATCACGGCGACCAGCGTCGGTTGGAGCGATCCCAGCCCTGACCCCGATCACGGCGCCAAGAAGGCGCACATTGTCAATGTCAACCACGGCATCCTGAGCGCCACATCCGCGCCGATTACGGACCATGACATCGGCATCTCGGGGTGCGGCTTTGCTGTCGCCGGCACGTTTATGTCGGACGGGGCTTTCCACGCGATCGAGATCCGCAAGGCGAAGCGCATCCGGGTGCGGGACAATACCTTTATGGCCGGCGCCAACGGCACTGCGATGATCGCCACCGAGGACACGGTGGTGGCGGGCAACTCGATGGGTGTGGTGACGACCGGCGCGACGCACTCGAACACGACGCTGGACGGGTTGGGGAACACACAGGGCGTCGCAATAGGGATGCCGGTTTTTGGTGCCGGTATTCCCGACAACACGACCGTGGCGGCGATCGTCAGTCCGACTGCGGTGACGCTCAGCGCCGCGGCGACGGCAACGGCAAGCGGGGTACAGGTTATCTTTGGGCCGGCATTTAATGCTTGCTGGGATCACTGGGAGGGTGCCCGCGATCTGGTCGTTGCGGACAATACCTGCGGCACGGTGTTGTACGGCATTCTGGTGACGGGTTCCGACACCGGCGGCACAGCGGTGTTGACTGCCCGCAACGGCAATGTTTACGGCAACAAGATCGCGATTGGGCCGCGCGCCGTAGGCGGTGCTGCCGGGATATGGCTGAACGGCTTGGGGCTCGCCGGCAATGGCGCGTCTAATATAGCCGTGTCGAACAACCAGATCAGTGGCGGCAACTCAAAACTCGTCTGCTGGAAGGTCAGCGGCGGCGGTTCTGATAACATCATTTCCGGCAATACCTGCCGGGACGGCGGGTTGTCTTCGGTCGGTGCCTCGATTTCAGCGGATGGTGGGGGCACGCCAACGGCGACGATCCTGACGAACAATGTTTATTCTAATATTAACGTGGCCTCGGGCGAGATTGCGGTTTTGCAGCTCGGCGGTCCGAAGGCGCGGTCGCTGGCAGAGCGGGTGGTCGGCGGAAGTTACCCGTCGCTGGCCTATCTCAGTTCGACCGACAATGCGGTGATCAATATCGACGGCGCCACCGGTATCGGGGGGCGGTTCAACACGTCGGGGGCGGTCCGCCCGTCGGTTGTCGACGCCGACCCCAGTGACGGGTTCCCGCGGTTTTACTACGGTTTGCATGCGGAAGACGCGGTTAGTATCGAGGATACCCGTGCCATTGCTGTCGGTGTCGGTGGCGCGCTCAATTTGAGGGGCCAAAACAGCGCCGGGACGCGTGTCGCGTATGGTGCGATCAACAGTTACGCGATTGGCGGCACGCCCGGTACCGAGGCCGGCAACCTAATCATGAAGGCGATGGGCGGCGGGGCCCTGAACGAGGTCGCCCGGTTTACCAACGACCGGGCGCTTCAACTGTACGGGTATCTGTCTGTCGGGACACTGGCGACGACGCTGGCGCAAGCACCGGGTGAGATCGGCCTGGCACGGCGCACCCCGGCCGGCGACAGTGCACCGGGTGCGGCCGGCGGCAAATTGGCGTTGGTGTGCGGCACGACGGCGGGAACAGCCGCGCTTAAGGTGTATGCTGGCACGAGTGCGACGCCGGTAACGATCATCGACAATATCGGTGCTGGTGTGACGGGGTGCTGACGGCGTGACCGCGGGTCGGATCGAACTGCCGGAGAAATTGATCCCGGTGTTCAGCGGCGAGGCGTTGTACCGCGGCGCATACGGCGGCCGCGGCAGTGCCAAATCGAGATCCTTCGCAAAGATGGCGGCGGTGCACGGGCTGCGCTGCGCCCTGGCGAAGGAGTCGGGGGTTATTGTCTGCGGCCGGGAGTTCCAGAACAGCCTCGACGAAAGCAGCATGGCGGAGGTCAAGCAGGCGATCGAGACCGAGCCGTGGCTGGCCGCTAATTACGAGATCGGCGAGAAATTCATAAGAACGCGAGACGGCCGGATCGATTTCTCCTTTGTCGGCCTTAGAAGAAACATCGAGAGCGTCAAATCGACCGCCCGGATACGCCTTCTGTGGGTCGACGAGGCCGAGCCGGTCAGTGAGATGGCGTGGCAGAAGGCGATCCCGACGGTGCGCGAGGAGAACGCGGAAATCTGGGTGACTTGGAACCCCGAACGCAGAGCCTCTGCCACCAACCAGCGCTTTCGCGTCAACCCGCCGGAAAACAGCAAGATTGTCGAATTGAACTGGCGCGACAACGCTTGGTTTCCGAGCACCCTCGACCAGATCCGCCGCGAGGATGAGGCGAAGCGGCCGGAGCAGTATCCCCATATCTGGGAGGGCGAGTACGCGATCGCCCATGCTGGTGCTTACTACGCCAAATTTCTGTCGGATGCGAGCCAAGAGGGCCGCATCGGCCGGGTCACACGTGACCCGCTGATGGCGGTGCGGGCGTATTGCGATTTGGGCGGCACGGGCGCCCGCAGCGATGCGTTCGCGATGTGGGTTTGCCAGTTTGTCGGTCGCGAGGTGCGGGTGCTCGACTATTATGAGGCGGTCGGGCAGAGCCTTGGCGTGCATGTCGACTGGCTGCGCGAGCGCGGTTGGGGCAAGGCGCAGATTTTCCTCCCTCATGACGGCGCGACCCATGACCGGGTTTATGACGTGTCGTTCGAGAGTGCTTTTAGGGCGGCCGGCTTTAGTGTGGAGGTAATTCCCAACCAGGGCCGCGGCGCAGCGAAGGCCCGCATCGAGGCGGCTCGCCGGCTATTCCCGGCCGTCTGGTTTAACGCCGAGACGACGGAAGCCGGCAGGGATGCGCTAGGCTGGTATCACGAGAAGCGCAGCGATGACTGGCGTGAGGTGGGGTTAGGCCCCGAGCACGATTTCAGTAGTCATGGGTCTGACGCTTTTGGGCTCATGGCGGTGGCTTACGAGACCCCGACCGGGCGGCCGAAGGCGATCAAGTACCCGCAACTTGGTATCGTATAAAACACAGGAAAATCAATGACACAGAGTGACAGTGTGATGTTCACGGAGTTGCAGGAGCGCGTGGCGCGTCTGGAGGTGCTCGTCGATAATCTGCGCGAGCGCTGCATCGATCTGGCGGGCCTCGTTCACGGTCACCAGGAGAACCTCGACGAGTTGCTGGGGCCGTCGCCGGATCACGCCGCGGTCCGCAAGGAGAAGAATGAATTGTACGGACGCGGCACCGGGCGACGGGTGGTGTCGTAGTGCCAAGCTCTTCGCCGAAGCAGGCCCGAACCATGCGGGCTGCTGCGCATGACAAGGCGTTCGCCAAAAAGCTCGGCATTCCGCAATCGGTAGCCAAGGATTATGTCGCGGCTGACATGGCGAAGAAGAAGAAGACGAAAGGCAAGGCTCGCTGATGTCTGACCGCATCGGCAATTTCGGCACCGACTACCAGCAGCCCATCGCGCAAGGGCTCGACCTGCCTGACGGGCTGGACGAAGACGAGGTCAAGTCGGTCGTTCAGCAGGAATTGCAGGCGGCGCTCGGGCAGGATGGCGGGAGCCTAGCGCAGGAGCGATTGCAGGCGCAGAAATACTTCGCCGGAGAGCCCTTAGGCAACGAGGTCGAGGGCCGCAGCCAGCTTGTTTTTAAAACGGTTCTGGAGGCCGTCGAGTGGGCCTTGCCGGCCTTGCTGCGGATTTTTACCGCCTCGGATCAGATTTGCATCGTCGAGGCGCCGCGGCCGGGGATGGAGGCGCGCGCCGCCCAGGCGACGGATTACCTCAATCACATTTTCTACCGCGACAACCCCGGGTTTATGATCCTGCACGACTGGCTGTTCGATGCGCTCCTCGAAAAGCTCGGTTGGGTCAAATATTGGTGGAATACCCAGAAAACCGTCGAAAGCAAGACCTATACCGGGCTGACGCAGGAGCAATACGACGCGTTGTTGGGCCAGGACGCGGATGTCGAGGTGGTGAAAATCCGGCGTTACACCCAGGACGCCGACGAGTTCAACATGGATCGGCCGCAGGTGCCGCCTCCTCCGCCGCCTCCAATGCCAATTTTCGTACCACCAGCTCCAATGTCCGGGTCCGGCACACCGCCTCTAGGGCAAACTTCTGGATTAGCGGCGCGATCCTCAGGACTGCCTTCTCAATCGCCTCTGGTGATGTCCCAGGCGGGATTGCCTCTCGGAGTGCCGCCTCGATCCGGAGGATCTCCTCCTGAAGTGAGTAGTCCAGCTCCACCATTACCCCCTCCTCCGGTCGAGCTGATCGACGCTACCCTCAGAGTTACTCGCGAACACGGCCGGGTGGTTATCGAAAACGTGCCGCCGGAAGAGATCCTGTTCAGTCGGCGGGCAAAGCGCGACGATATTCCCTACCTGTGCCACCGCCGCCGCTGGA